TGGGGGGTTCTATGAAAGTGACTTCAATGCACAGGCGGCATTTTTCCGCGTCATGGCGCGAAAAGCGAAAACGAAGTGGGCTGCCGTGTTCCACGGTAAGTATGACTCTGGAGCCATCCGACGCGCATATGGGGTGTCATTGCCGCACCACTTTGACGCCATGCTGGCCCATCACCTTATCGACGAAAACCAAGATCACGACTTGAAGTACGTCTCTCGCGTCGAGTTAGATTGTCCGGAATACGACTTGGGTAAAGACCTCAAGATTAGCGATAAGCCGGAATGGCGTGAGAAGATGCAGGACCCCGCCAATCGGGAAAAGTATTGGGAGTACAACGCTCGCGACGCCTGGAACACCCTGCACCTAGCCCGCAAATTCTCGAAAGTATTTCGCAAGACCCCGCGGCTACGCAGGTTGTTTAATGAGTTGGTAATGCCGTCCTCTTATGCCCTGGAGGCGATTGAGGCGGAAGGTCTACCAGTCGATAAAAAGCAGTACTCGGCGATGGTAGAAGACTTCAGTAGCCGCCAAGGTTTTGCGTTAGCCGCATTGGAAAAAAGTGCCGGGGAGGAAGTTAATTGGAACTCCCCTCAACAAGTCGCACGTATACTCTTTGAGAAATTAAAGCTGACCATTCAGTCACGCACGCCTACCGGCGCGCCATCGACGGGGGAAGCTGCCGTAGTCGACTTAAAAGGCAAACACCCTATCATCAACGAGCTGCTCCATTTCCGCGAGCTAGAGAAGATCCTCAGCAGCTATCTGGAAGGGTGGAAGCAGTACATTGTAGGCGACCGCATTTATTTCAGCTACAAGCAGCCAGGGACAGTTACCGGCCGTTTCAGTAGCCGACTGCATCAGATCCCTACGGACGGGGATATTCGCGCCATTATCGCCTTACAGGACGATAGCGACTGGGAGTTCGTCGCTGCAGATTTATCGCAAGCCGAGCTGCGCATAGCTGCAGAAATGTCCGGGGACACGACGCTTATCGATATCTACCGTAAAGGGCAGGATGTTCATTGGAATACTGTGCTGTTTCTGGTAGGTGCGGGGCACATGCCCGAATACGCCCAAGCAGCTATAGACACCGTAGCTAAACTGAATGTCTGCAAGAAATACGGTAAGCCATCGTTGTCGGATGCTCTAACTATTATGCGGGAGCTGGGGGTAGAGGCCTGTACTAAAGCCTGGAAAGAGTGGAAAACCGCCCGTACTAACGCTAAACGAGTATCGTTTGGGTACCTTTACGGCATGTACGAGAACACGTTTATGAAGAAAGCCCGCGTTGACTACGATTGGGAATGCACTTGGGACCAAGCACACGCATTCCGCACAGGCTTTTTTGAGGTATACCCCGGCATAGAGCCCTGGCACAATCGCTGTAAGCGTATCGCGCGCATTGATGGTTACGTGGCGAATATGTTCGGACGAATACGTAGGCTACCGGGCATCCAATCGACTGATAAAGACGCTCGTATGGAGGCGGAGAGGCAAGCCGTTAATGCCCCCGTACAGGGTACAATCGGCGACTGGAAAGCTGCTGCCATGGTCGAAATTAACGAGACAATCGACCGTGACCAGTTTAGGCTCTGCGGAGAACACCATGACGCCTTGCTAGGACTCGTGCGCAAGGGCTGCGAGGACGACGTATTGCCGAGAGTGCGACGAATCATGGAGCGCCCCAGGCTCCTGAAGACCTTTAAAATCCAAATGAACGTGCCTATGATCGTTGACGTTAACGTCGGAGCGTGGGGACGTGGGAGAGTTTATCGTGACCCCAGTTGAGATACCTACAGCTGATTTAATCTATTACCCCATGCCGTGGGGGACTGAGCTGATTCTCGTTGTGGACCGTAACTCCTTCGACGCTCTAAAAGAGCTTCTTCGAGAAAAGTCTGCATATACCCGCACTCCGGAGGCTACTGCGTCGCTGGAAGCCCCTAGCGACCGTGCGCAGCGGGAAGCCTTAAAGCGACTCTTCGACCAAATACGCGACGTTAACTACAATGCCGCGTAAGAGCGCAGGCACGTTTCAGGGTAAGCCTTGCCGTATCTGTAAGGCTACCGAGCGATACATCACGAGCGGCTGCTGTACAGCGTGTCAGAGGTCCCACGGTAAGCGCTGTGGGCTTGCCTTGACCTCGTACGACATCCCCAAAGCATTCTTGAATTGGATTAGTGCCCCTCTACCGGAGTACATTGATGGCCGAATCGAAATTTGAAACGTGGTTCATTGCCCAGCACGGCATGCGTAAAGCCCCTGAGTTGAGAACTTTATCAGATGAGGATTTAATAACATCGATACAATGCGCTAAAACAGCTAAACAAGAGCTACAACGACGTAAACAATGGGACGCGCGATGGGAATCTGCGTTATACGCGTGGCAAGCTAGAGAAAATGTTTAAGACGGGCTTCAGTAAGGTTAAGGCTTGGCGTAGTTGTAACAAGAAATACGAATACGCCTACGTGCGAAACCTACAAGCCAAGCGTAAGCCTGCCGCACTGTTTCGCGGGACCATACTGCACGAGATGCTAGAAGCCCGCGACTTGCACATCATCGGTAGAGACCACAACTTACCACGGGACATTTGGGCTAAGTACCGAGACCAGTACGGCGCCCTATTTGAAGAAGAGCGCGAGTTCTACGGAGAAAATTTCCTTAACGATATTTGGCGCATATACCGCGGCTACGTGCGCACCTACAAAGACGACGATTGGAAAGTACTCGATACTGAGGGATTAGTACGTACGCAGCTGACCCCAAAAATTGAATTCGAGGGGCACTACGATTTACGCGTTAAACGCCAGGGACGGCGTTGGTTAGTCGATCGTAAAACACATCGGGTAATCCCGACCGCGGAGGAGCGCTTCAGCAATACGCAGCTCCTGTTGTACGTTGAAGCTTGGAACCGCGAGCACAGGGAAAAAGTTGACGGTATCATTTGGGATTATTTGCGCACCAAAGCCCCTACGATACCGCCGAAACTGAAGAGCGGGCAGCTCACTCGGCGCAAGGATCTCGACACGGACGTATTTACCTATCGTAAGGCGATACGGGATAACGACTTGGACGAAGAAGCTTACACATACTACCTCAAGGAACTAGCTAAGAAAGCTTCCGATCGATTCTATCAGCGAGTACCCCTACCGATACCCTCGGTGCAAATGACGAAGACCGTAGTACAAGAATTCATTACAACAGCCGAAATGATGCGTACCGCGAAGTCTTTTCCGCGCAATGCGACGTATACCTGCAATCGATGCGAGTTTTTTTCTCTGTGCCAAGCAGAATTAGCTGGTATTAACGCTAAGTTCGTGGAAAAATCAAACTATGAAGAACGCGAGGAAGACACGCGCGAAACTGGAGAGGCGTGAGTGAAAAAGCTAACTAACAAGTCGATAGAGTCGCGCATCAAGCCGCTACGTGAAGTAGAGAGCAATGTTGCTGTACTGTGCTATGGAGACCAGAAGACTGGGAAGACCGTCTTCGCGTGCACCTTCCCAAAGCCCCTGCTGCTGGTGGATATCATGGAGCGCGGCACAGACTCCGTTATCGATGTAGCTGGCGTCGACGTGATCAAGGTCACGAGCACTTCCGACATGGAAGACCTGTATTGGCACTTGGAGGGCGGTACTAAATACAAGTCGATAGTACTGGACCAAATGACTGGCTTGCAGGGGATGGTAATCCGCGAGATGAAGGCCAAGAAGAACCAGCGGCCGGAAGACGTGTTCTCGCAGCGCTCCTATGGGCAGCTCGGCGGCTGGATGATGGAGTGGATGCTCCACTACAGAGACCTGATCGATAAGGGCTATAACGTGTGCTTCCTGTCGCACCAGAAGCGTATAGGCGCCGCAGAGGAGGACGATGACCGCTTGACGCCTGAGATTACGACGGCGCTAACGGGCTCCATTACTAACTTCTTACTTGGTGCAGTGAGCGTAATAGGAAACCAATTCGTCAGGGAGTCGTATGACAAGAAGACTAAGGAGACTGAGATGCAATACGGCATGCGCTTGGTCTCAGGGTATTACCGTTGTGGTATTCGTCGCCCGGTTAGTGCGGGACCTGTACCGGAGTATATCGTTAATCCAACGTTTGATAAAATCATGAAGCTTTCCAAGGGCGAGTCATTGACTCGTCGAATAATCCGTAAATAACGAGGAGTCAATAGACAACATGGCGAAACCAGTAAAAAAGCGTAAAGGCAACATTGATACCGTCGATTTCGCGGGGGTCAAATCAGGAGGGGGCGCAGCTCCACCGGAAGGGCGCTACAAGGCGAAGATCATCAGTGCCGAGATCAAGGAGGGCAAGGAGAGTGGCGAGCCCTACCGTGATGTGACGTGGGGAATCACGTCCGATAAGTGCAACGGGCGCGAAGTGCGTTTCGACAACTACTCGCTCCAACCGCAAGCCTTGTGGAAACTCAAGGGCCTGCTGGAAGCAATGGGAGTCGAGGTACCTGACGGTGAGCACGAAGTTGATTGGGACGAGATGATCGACGGTGAGACTGAGTGCATTATCGAGTTGACCCACGACAAGCGCGAAAACGGTACCTTCGCTCGCGTGACCGGGGTAGCACCGTTGTCAGACGGTAATACCGTTGACGATAACGGCGATGAAGAAGAGGAAAAGCCTGCCAAGAAGGGCAAGGCTAAACCTGTTGAGGAGGACGAAGACGAGGAGGAAGAGCCGCCCAAAAAGCGCACTAAGAAGGACGAAGAAGAGGGCGACGAGGAGGAAGAACAAGACGACGAAGAGGAGGACGAGCCCAAAAAGCCTTCAAGCAAAAAGCTGAAGAAGGGCGCCAAGGTGAAATTCAAGGACGAGAAAAATAAGCTCGTCAAAGGTACAATCGAGAGCATCGACGGCGACCAAGCGATTGTCGTTTCGGATGACGAAGACACGTATGAAATTGACACCGACGAGTTGACCGTTATCTGAAGTCCCGCCCGCACGGTCTAACGCTGCAGCGTATGTCTCCCCGAGGGATGACCGTGCGGGGACTGGGCAGGGGTTTTGACAGTACCCCACACGGCATTATTTTGGTATACCCATGACGCCATTAACTTTATTCGAATACGTCTTAGCCGTAGTATGTGGTCTAGGCTTTGGGTTACTTGCTGTAATGTTTGTACTAGCTAATATGGTCGACTGGGACAAGTACGAAGCACGTAAAAAAGCGTGTAAATGTAAAGCACCCGATACGTCATGCAATTAAGACCTTACCAACTTGAATGCGCCAACAAAGCCCTTGCACTCATGCAGTCCGAGGGGGGCTTAAGGAATACTAGTGACCCCATTTCTACTGTTTAGATATATTTTCGCGGTCATCTGTGCAGTAGGGTTTAGTGTTTTACTTGTTATGTATGTACTAGCCCAAATGGTTGACTGGGAAAAATACGAAGCTAACCGAAAAAAGCATAAGTGCGGCTGTAAACTAGAAAAGACCCCGTGAAATTACGACCATACCAAAAAGAATGCGTCACCAAAGCTCTCGGTATTATGCGAGACGGCGAGGGCTTTCCGGGGCTAAAAAAGCGTTTCCTAGCTAAGGTACGCAAAACGGCAGGTTGTTGGGAGTGGACTGCAGCCAAAGCGCGCGGCTACGGACGGCTGTCGGTAAAGAAACCAATCATCGCGCAAGCTACTTGGGTAGCTTGGGAGCTGTTTCGCGGGCCTATACCTAAAAACATGTGGGTACTTCATAAGTGCGATAACCGCGGGTGCGTGAAGCCTGCGCATTTATTTTTAGGGGTGCAGTTAGACAACATTCGCGATTGCATCAGCAAGGGGAGGTTTCGCCCCGGGGTTCTACGTGGGAAAGATGGGCCTAACGCTAAACTAACGACGAAACAAGTGCGTAAAATGCGCCTACTAAGTGCCGCGGGTATGCCTCGTAAAGATATTTTGAAACGTTTCCCAACCATATCCTACCAAGGACTAGGGCATATACTGCGGCGCGAGTGTTGGAAGTACGTATGAAGCTACGTCCATATCAAGAGGAGGCGGTAGCTAAAGCACTGTCTGTCATGCGCGATGGGGGCGGGTTTGCGTTGTTGTTGGAACAGCGTACGGGCAAGACTGCGACTGCACTGAAGATTGCTGATACCCTGCGCCCAAAACACTTGTGGGTTATATGCCCCAAAGCGGGGGGAGCTGCGCCAGAGGTGTGGTGGCGTGAGATTGGCAAATGGATGAAGTTGCACAGCGGTCTTAACGACACTCAAATACGCATCGAGAATTACGAGCAGTGGGTTAGCAAGCGTAAAGCACGATACAAAGAAGCCAAATACCTCAACGACCTGCTCTTGATCTGCGACGAGTCCCATTACATCAAGTCGCGGGGCGCTACTCGGTCGCGGGTAGTGCGCAAGCTAGCGAGGTTCGCCCGCTGGCGTTTAGCGCTGACTGGGACGCCCATTGCGCAAGGTATACAGGACGCCTGGGCTCAATTTGACTTTATCGATCCGGGGGTATTCGGTAAATTCGATAATACTTACAAAGACCCTGCGACTCGCAAGGAAGTGCTCGAAGAGGGCTTCGAAGGGCGCTACCTGATCCGCGGGGGGTACAAGCAGCATGACGTAGTCGGGATTAAGAACGAGAAGGAGTTCCACCAGAAGTTCCACGCCCACAGCTATCGCAAGACGCTCAGGGAGGCGCGGGATAAGCCCCTGATGCTCAAGTACACCAAGGTACCGGTGGCGCTCAATAAGCGCGCTCGGGTTGCGTATGAGGAGCTTAAAGCTGATCTGGTCACTGAAGTGAACAAGCGGCAAATCAAGGTCAAGAACGTCCTGGCTAGCCTCATCAAGCTACAGCAAGTAACAGGCGGCAGCGTGCTCGTAGCCCCAGAAGTCGAGGGAGAAAAGGCTACCCTCCTCGATATCAGCCGCGAAAAGTTGTTCGCGATGACGCAGACGATTAGAGAGGCGCAGAAGAAGCACGCGGGCAAATTTATCGTCATCGCACGCTTCCGCCACGAGATCGATCGCATTGCGCAGGAGCTGGCGCGCCTTGGGTATCACGCGGGGGTGGTCCGCGGCGGGGAGCCCTACGACGGTCGCTTCAAGCAAGACTGCCTCGTTATGCAGATACAGGCAGGTATTGCGGTCGATATGTCCGCAGCCGATTGCATCATTTGCTATTCCATAGATTTCAGCATGCTCAACTTCGAGCAAGCCCGCTTTCGCATCCTGGACTTTAACAAACCAGTCGGACACTACTATTTTCTTAACGCTACTGATACAATCGACGAAGACATTTACTTAGCGATAACTAGAAAGAAACGTGTCGCTGAGCTAGTATGCGATCACTACCGAACGAGGACGAAATGAGGCGATACGACATTGACGGAGAAGTACCGCAACAGGCTGCTTTAGGTGCTTGGGTAAACTGGTCAGACGTTGAAGCACTTCAGGAAGAACTGCGGGGCGTACGTACTTTGAATGACGACTTGGGTAAAATTAACGATAAGCTGCGATACCAACTTCAGGATGTAACGGCTAAAGCACTTTCCGCCGTATGGTTGTTAGTGCAGGAAGGCGTCAATATGACCGAAGACTTGTCTGAGCTACACGATGCAGTTATTGGTATGCATCAAGATCGAGAAGTAGCCGATAAGTTACGCGAAGAGCTGCGTCGTACAGAGGAAGAGTTACGCCGTAAACGTGAGCCTGTCCCAGTAGGCGTTAATGCGGTATACGGACATAAGGTAAACGACAAAGCGGAGCTACGTTATGCGTTGGTGCTGACCAGTGTCCGCCGTGCCCTCAATGGCGGCTTAGAAATCGAGGTACAACTACCGTGAGTGAAGTTGAAGTTAGGAAAATAAAGAAAATCGTGCGCAAGGCGGAGAGACTTTTCCCGCTAACGGCGGAAGAGCGGGGCGAAGAAAGTTTACCTGTAGGTAAACCCCCAAAAGCTGCACCTCCTTCCACAGGTAAACGCGGCAAGACGCTTGCTTACGCTATCGTGAAACCGCGCGAAGTCGAAGGATTCGCGACCCTGTCCCAACTCGCCGCGGAGCGCGGTATGCAGCCCCAGCTTGCGCGTATATGGGTCAAGAAGGCAGGCATGGAGCGGTCAGCAGCAGGCTGGCGATGGAAGGTCGGCTCACGCGATCTGAAGAAGGTTCGCAAGCTGCTAGGGTTACCCGAGATACCCAAGTGAGCGAGGCGAGCTTCTGGAAGTACCTTGTGAAGCTGTTGCCCAAGGAAGGGCACTACTCGCGCATCGAGAGTCCCGACACCGCAGCAGGTTTTCCAGATGTGCACTACACGTTGGGAGGGGTCTCCGGCACGATCGAGTTGA